ATTGGTAACCTGACATCAATCATAAATAATTTTGGCGAATCCGGTTTCGCTGGGTTAGTCGCATTGTTGGTGTTGGTGGGTTTATTCCGTAAATAGCTATTATCGGATAATGAAAAAGGGGAACTTTAATTTTGTTCCCCTTTTTTTTGCTATTAAATTGTTATTAGAATACTTAAATCAACATTTCTCGAATGTTTATAACAAACTCGTATTTCGTATTCTCCAGGTGGAATATCATTGCCATAATCTTCTGTATAGTATAACATCCAAGTATATGTAAAATCTCTGTATCGACCATCTTCCCACGGACTTCTCTGAAATGGTTGGGTATGGACTACAACATTTTCATCATTAACAATTTGTATAAATGTATCGTCATTAAAAACTCTATATTTAATCTTTACAACATCACCCTGTTCTCCATCCCATTTCTTTTGTGTATCTTCCCAAGCCATCAATGGGTAATCTTCGTAAGCACTCTCGTCAATTATGACTTCTTTTCGTATAGACTCATTCCCGAAATTGCTAAATGTAAAAGCTAAGATTACACCTATTGTTGCAATCAAAATCCATTCTAACTTTGTTTCATCTATTAACATTTTAAATATACCTTTCCAATTTATACTGGAATTTACTAAAAACTATAAAAGTCAAGCGTTTTTTAACTTTCTTTTTAATTGTAAAATATAACTATCTATCTTTTTTGTATCACTATCATCAGACATCTTCTGCCGTTTAATCATTAACTTACCTAATGCTTTTTGTAAATCTAATTTAGATAATCCTTTCATACTTCGTCTATAATACAAAAGTGCTAAGGCTTCATCTTCTGCTTCTGCACCACGAACACCAGCAACTGCTGTTATGTTCTCTACTTCATATATTCTTTCTTCGCCTATTTCTACTATCTCTTCCCATATAGTATTTTCCCACATAGCATCCATATCCAATTCAGTATCTATGTTGTCTATTTCTTCTTGTCTTTTTCTATCTTCTTCTAATTTTTTACTATGTCGTTTTTCAAGAATAATAGCAAATGTAGAATCTTCATATGCATCTACTAATGAATCACATTCACTCAACCATCCACCATAATTCTTCCAAGCAGGTGAACCATTATTATCTCTATACTCTGTATCATCACAAGGGATTCCTTGAAATTGTCCGTTTCCTTTACCATCACCGAAGCTTGTTTGACTAAAACCTAACTGGAAGTTCAGACAAAGTGAAATTACTAGCGTTGTAATTGTAATACCAAATCTCATTGTTCCTTCTCCTATGAAATAAATCTGTTCCATCAAATTGCCATTCATTATCTTCATCAGGTATTCCCAAATCCAAAGTAACGATGACTCCTCTTGTACGACCTAAAACAGAAAGTGGGTTAATAGGCCAACTCTCTACTCCTGTTTCTACTAATTGCTCTTCAGCATATAATTCTAATTCTTCCCATATCTGAGAAGTAAATTCCTTTTCAGCTTCTAATTCTTTCAATTCAATTATTCTTTGGTATTTCGGTACTGCTACCGCACTCATAATGCCGATTATAAGAATAACTACCACCATTTCAATCAGCGTATACCCTCTGTTCATTAAATTCCTCCGATTACATATTCCTCATACGATGGGCTATCTGTATTCATATCTTTTATTATTATTTGAAGTGATATAAATCCAGTAGAACTTGTATCGTTCTCTTGGTAATAAGTATATGGATTCCCATTACTGTTATAAGGTAAACCAACTTTACCATCAAAAAAATCATCAGGTGTCCTGCCATCAGGCAAAACTAAATCTTTGTATTCCGAATCAAGCAGTTCGTTTTCTGGTACGGGCGGGAAATTCATTTGAGCTGTGTAGTAATACCTCACAAACGCATTCTTTATAAGTTCCATATTAGATAGGTTTGTTTGGAGTTGAGCCTTTACCATCACATTGTTAAAAGTGGGGATAGCTGATGCGGCAAGTATCCCCACTAATACGACAGTTACGACTAATTCCGCTAAAGTAAATCCAGCAGAGTTATTCATAATAATATTTTCCTATAAACTGGCTCTTACACCAAGAGTACCCACATCAGCAGTATCTCCTGTTTGTGTACCTTTTGCATAAGGCCAACCAACACGTGAATTATCATTACGTTGATGTGTAATCTGTAATGAAGTGGTATTGAATGTCCACTCACCATCAACATCAGCATCCGTAATATCTGTAGTGTATCCACTTGGCTTTGTGTCCAAACCATCAAATGGATTATCAGGCCATGACCTACGACCATTATCCAACAGTTGTTCTGTAGCAAAGATTTCTAAACCAGCCTGTATAGAACCTATAACTGCATCTTCTGCAGCAGATTCGGCGTTGGTAACTGCTGTCATGTATCTTGGTATAGCAACGGCAGATAGAATACCTAAAATAATCGTAACCATTATTAGTTCAATAAGGGTAAATCCTTTGTTATTTCTCATTATCATTCTCCTTGTGAAAATTAAGGTGTTAATACTTTGAAAAGTTCTGAAGGATTCTCAGCATCAGCTACAATCATACATGGAGCTTGAGCATCTGAACCACTACCAGACCCTGGGATTACAAGATAGATGTAAGCACCATCCTGAAATGGACTTGAAATACCTTGATTACCAAAATTACTTTTAAAATCAACTGCACCATCTTCATCAAATCCAACATCTACTTGGTGTGTAGTTCCTACGAAACTCATCCAATCACCTGCAAGTGCATCTTCATCACCTACTGCTGTTGAAAAGACATACACATAATCAGTTAATGTAGATGCATATCCGGTTTGACCATTTAGAATAGTTTCTAAATATGTTTCCAGAGCTTCATCTGTAAGTGTGTTTGCTGGTAGATCAAATCCACCAACTTTTTCATCATACTTGATCTGTCCTGGAAATCTTCCACGACCTTCTTCAGATACTTTAGCGTTGTAGAAGTTGTTAGCCGCTGTCTTGATTTTATCAAGGTTAGCGATTGTTGCACGTGCTTTTGCACCATCACCAACAGCACCAAATTTAGGAGCGGCAGTTGTTGCCAAGGCACCCATCATAGCAGTAACAACAGCGAATTCAGCAAGTGAATTACCTTTATTACTCTTTAGTTTTTTAATTAAGTTTATGAACATTTCAGTTCTCCTTTTTTTGTTTATGACCTCACCCTTTTGATGTTGTCTACACCTATATACTACAAAAACTATACCAAAGTACCCTATTTTAGAAAAATAATTTAATTTATTTTTAAGTGTCTATATTTGTGAAGTTATAGGGACACAAAAAACTCCCATTAAAAAATGAGGTTTTTGTTTTTTTAGAAGTTTTTTAAAAGTGTAACACTATATATCACTATGGTATTACAAAATGTTACACTTGTTCCATTTTGTTACAGAAATGATCCTGTATTTGCAGTGTCCAAATAACCTAATTTATGAAATTCTGCCATAAGTCGTGTATTGTATTTCTTCATCAAATTTACAATTCTTGTAATATGTTGAGTTTTAGAACCTGTCATTTCACGAATAAAAATATACAAAGCCTTTTTGTTGAAGTTTTCTATATTTGCTCTCCGTCTAAACATTTCTAAAACAGCGTCGGCCACTAAAATATCTTTTTGTCGTCTAAAAATGTTAGTTAAATTGTTTTCCCAATACTCTAACATTTCTGTTACATATGCATTATTGAAATCCGCATACTCTTCTTCGTCTTGTTTTTTATTAATATTAGAACCATAATCAAGAACTTCCATCTTAGAATGAATCTTATAATTCTTATAATTCTTATTATTATGAAGAATCAAATAATTCTTAGCAACAATACTAAAATAGGAAAAGGCCTTTCCTTTACCCTCTTTAAACTTATGCATATTCATAACTAAAAATGAAACTACTTCGTGTTTTACTTCTATAGAAGAAACATCAAAATAATAGAACTTAAACGTATGAATTATATTTTCTGCCAACTTATCAAATGCTTTAGCAATATGTTCAGTATAAATTATATTTTTTAATCTGGCATCATCTGTTTTATTATAACGGATAATAGCCTTTTCAGTTCCTATATGAAAATAATAACTTTTAGGTTTTTTCTTTCTTTTTACTGGTGCTTTGGTCTTACTCACTTATGGACTCTCCTGTTGTTTTATCGTTTAATTCATTAATTACTTCTTTTATTGATGTAAATATAGAACCTACCTCATCATCCGATTCGAAATGTCCTGTAGAATCTATATCACTTAATTCTTGTTGAACTCTTACAATTCTATCACTAAAATTTTCTACCCAAGTTTCAAGTAATTCTGTTTTTCTTGTTAGATTCCAGATTACATATCCTTCTGCGAGAACAAGTAACCCTAATAGTATTTCTATTATCATGATTTATCTCCAAATAACTCATCAAACAAGTCCTTATGTTTAGTTTCTAAAACTTCATCCTTGTGTTCTTGTTTAGTTTCAGTTTTACTAACACTAATGTTTTTGATATTTTCTAACTTACTTTCCATCTCTTCTTTGTTATCAGCATCATCACGTTTCCACTCATCAAATTCTGCCTTTGTCGCCATGTGGTCTGCCCAATGAAGAATTAATGGTAAGTGACTTTTAAGTGAACGTTTCGCATCAAACACTTTCATATAGTATTCATTTGATTCATCATATAACCCATCAGCAAGTTTAATTGCAAGAGTTTCATTTACACTACACTTAACACCAAAATGTTGCAAGAGAAAAAGTGCTCTGTCTGGAACTCTCATATTATCTATTTCTGTATTTTGTGTATAAACCTCACCAAGTGTTTTTCTTCTCCAATCATTATCTTGGGGAATATAGTATTCATCATTCAAATCACCAACTTTACCTAAGTCATGGTGTAAGGCGGAAAAAACAAGTTCTTCATCTGTCCAATCTCTATGTCCACCTATGGATTCATAAGTATCCGATACTTGTAATGCTGTATCTACAACATGCAAAACGTGTTCTACATATCCACCTACATGACAATAATGATATTCTTCTTTTCCCGATGCTGGTGCTACTATCATTCTATCCTCAAGGTCATGGTACATTTTTAGAAGTTTTTCGCGTCGTTCGCTTCCATCTTCAAATATATCCTTTATAACCTGTATTAGTTTATCCCAATTTTCTTGTAATTGAGTTTCACTTAATTGTTTCATTTTTGTAACCTCTTTATAGTTTTTTTAATTTTTTTCTTTTCACTACCAGTTTATGTTGATATGAACCTTCGGTTTGAACCACGTGGTAATCATCATCTTCAATCTTTTCTACATGATAAGCTGGATCATTCTTACTGTCCCCACTCCTAAACCCAGGTATTAACACATGAACCCAATCACCAACTTTTATTTCAGATTTTTCTTTTGTCATATTTACTCCTAACTTTTATTTATTAATGCTAAGTTGCCTGTCCAATTCATTTTATAGATATGGACATTTTCATATTTGTATGGTTGAACATGAGTTGATTCTAATATATCTACAACATTAACCCACTTGGGATTCATCGTATCTCTAACATTATACACACCATCTTTATCCTTTGTTCCTTTGATGTATATAAAATCTCCATAATCAAATTGACCACCCCATCTCTTTAATAGATTTCGTGATAGAGCTACAAACTTATATTCACTTGCTTTACTGATACGAATCTTAGTTCCATCTGCTGTTATATCTGGTGTATTATCTGTTTGATAATGTGTTGGTTGATACATAGTTACATCAACTTCCACACCGAACTTATAAAACTCTTTAAGTTCTGAATGTAATTTTCTATTGTCCATTAATACTTTATCAACTTCAGTAGAATAAAATATACCTTGTTGCTTAAACATATTAACAGAAACAAACCCATTCATCAATGTTATAAAAACCAATCCTGAGATTGCTGTTCTTGTATTTATCATATTATTTCTCGCTTTCATACTTGATCTTACGAAATAAATTCGTAAAAGTCAAGTTGTTTTTGGCTTATAAAATATAAATATTGGTTCATATTTTAAATAAGTTCCATTTACTTTGACCGAGTTTTTGACTTTAGATTGGTCTACTCCGACCATTGATGTCATTAACATTTTGAGTTTACCTTGATATTCACCACCGAGTGATTCGATTACATCTATACTATCTTGTTCGAGTGGGTGATACTTATCCTTTCCGATTTTGATATCGGCTATGTTCCATAATAAATATCTATCTTCTCTTAAACTCTCATAAGCATTTGTTAATGTGGGGTTTAGGAAACCATCTCTCCAACTATCATACTTAGGGTATAACTTATAAGATTGTTCTTCATCTTCGCTATATTTTTCACGATCAAAGTATGGTGGGCTGCTGAAAACTAAATCCAAGTTACCCTTATACGTCTGAAAGTCTGGATTGTTCCCAATAAATTCGCTTCCATCTTGAAATAAATGATAGGTATTCTTATCTTCCTCCCAGAAAGGATTTGTTACTAATACTTCTTTGTTAAAGAAAGAAGCTACATATTCATATCTCGAAATACCCAATTCATCTATAAAATTATCCGTGTTAGGGTCTGTGCCAATATAATGAATTCGTTTGAGTGATGACATAGCTCCGAGAATACGACCACCCCAACCTGCGGATGGATCGTAAATATTTAATGAAGTGTCTTGTTTAATGTGGTCTGTATATCTTTCATATAAATATCTTGCTGTTAATGGTGGGAAGTTTACGGCTGGTTGTCCAAGTCCTAATCTGAATGCTTGAATACCCGATGGAAATAACTTTTGACCTAATTGAAAATCTCTAACTAAGAATTTATATGTATCACCGTCTAATTCTGTTGGTAGATTGGTTTTATGTTTGTGGGGGAGATTTTCCACCTCAGATTTTGATAAAGTTAAATACTCACTTTCTACTTGATTATGTTTGTGTTGAACTATAAAAAAGTTCTCTGGTATTTCTTCACCATCTAAAACACACTTAGACCAATTATACATTGAATCTCTTTTAAGAATTCTCTTTATAACCTTTTGAAATTTATCTTTATACTCATCTGTAAACCAATCGTAAATACTACCATTCTGAACACGAGTCTTTAACATAGTTGGAAAGAATTGATTAACACCACTTGCATGTTTATTATAATTCTTAATCACATTCTCGTTTCCACTATCATCACA